TAATAAAATAATAAAACTTTTTATATTCGATTTTTGCTTTACCATCTTCCATCATTTGTTCAATACAGTTAAAATTAAATCCGTCTTGGTTTTTAAAAAAAACAAATGATGATGAAACGTATTTTGGATGTACTGCTCTTTTTCTGATAATATCTATAGCTACAAAAGGTGTAACTTTGGGAAACACTATAGTCTCATTGCCCTTACAAGGATCAATGTCTACAATTTTATCGGTTTTCAAAAATCTTGTAAAAATATTATTAACAATATCATTGATAGTTTCATTGTAGCTATGAACAACATTAACATTGCTTTGTGTTAATTGCTCCTTGCTTACACATTTAAGTATGTAAGTATAACCCCTACCATTCATTTGTTGTTGTACATCTGAAATAGCAAATGAATTAAATTTGTATGTTGTTGGATAGGATAAGCCAGAGGTTTGAAAAGTTATTTCAAATAGCTCTTCACCTATAATTGGAAAGTCATTCAATAAACCAATTTTATCATCAAACGCTATTTCTGCGTACAAAGAAGGAGAGTTGAAGTCTTCGTATATGTCAATAGAAACAGATTTGACTGATATCATTCAGCAAGGTGGTATCAAAAATAGAGTTAAGACGTTTGATATTTTTTCTAAAAAAGTAAGTGATATTACCTTTGACATGACTGAGAAATTTTCACAAATGGTTGGATCGGATAAGAAGAATACTCTCAACATTTCTGAATCAACGATTAAAGATTTTGCAAATGAACCCACATTCAACTTCTTCATCCCCAAAGACACAAATAGAAAAGAAAACTTCTTGGAAAATATGATGGGAGCAAGACTTGCTTATCAAAAGCTGTTCAATTCTAACTTTGTAAGAGCTTATATTCCAGGTGACTCATCGATTAAGGTCGGTGATGTGATAGAGCTTAATTTGCCAAAAGCAACAGGCACAACTGAATCAAGAGAAACAGATAGCCTTGTAGATGGTAATTATATTGTTACCAGATTGAAGCACAATATTACAACGGTTGGTAAAACAAAACACTATATTTCAATGGACTGTAACAGGGTTGGTTTAGGATGACAACAAAAACGCTTGGAGCTGAGGGTTTCTTTTGGTGGTTTGGTGTTGTTGAGGATAGAGATGATCCTCAAAAGCTAGGTCGTGTAAAAGTTAGGGTTCACAACTTTCATGGTGATAAAGTTGAAACACCAACTGATGATTTGCAATGGGCTTTCATTATCATGCAGCCAACTAGCGCAAGCTATAAGAAGACTGGCTTATCGCCAACAGGATTAATGGTTGGGACAACTGTTTTTGGATTCTTTGCTGATGGTGGTCAGGGGCAGATGCCAATGATTCTTGGATCTCTTCCTGGTATTGAAGACCAAGACCCAGCAAAACATGATGTAACGTTGTTAGCGAGGGAAACCAATCCTCTAAATAAAAACACGGTTGGTCCAGAGCCTGCATCAGCATATTCAACAGAGTATCCTTACAACAGAGTATACCAATCAGAAAGTGGCCACGTTGTCGAGTTAGATGATACTCCTAATAGGGAAAGAATTCATATGTTCCATAGAACGGGAACATACATGGAAATTAATCAAGAGGGCAGAAGAGTTAACAAGATTGTGGATAACGACATTGAAGTTGTTTTAAAAGATAAGACAGTTTACATTCAAGGCAATGCTAAGGTTGAAGTGAAGGGTAATGTGGACATTAAGGTTGATGGCAATTATACTCTAAACGTAACTGGTGATATCGTAATTAACGGTAAGACAATCAACATGAATCATGGAACTATGGGTGCGGCTCGTATTGGTGATACATCGGACACCGGTGATGCTGGTGGCGGAGGTCACTTCGATACAAACTCAAGCGGTACAAACGTAATTGAATCTGGCTCAGGCACTGTATTCATCGGGGACTAAAATGGCAATCGTAATAAGAAAAACAAATACAACACCACAGACCTCCAAACCAATTATCTATTCCGATTTTTATTCCAATTTTGATTTACAAACTGTAAAAAAGGATCTTTTAACATACAAGAATGAAGACTCGGTCAAGCGATCTATTAGAAACATTCTTTTAACAGATAAGGGCGAGAGATTTTTCAATCCAACGTTTGGTAGCGACATCAGAAAGATGTTGTTTGAGAATTTCTCACCTGCAACGGAACAAGTTGTTGCTGACTTAATTAAAACAGCCATTGGTAATCACGAGCAAAGAGCAAATATAATTAACGTTAATGTATCCAGCGATCCTGACGAAAACTCGATGTATATCAATATTGTTTTCAGCGTAATAAATAAAGCTGAACCCATTACCTTAGAACTAATTTTAAATAGGATCCGATAAATGGCTAACACCAGCATCGATCTGGTTGGACTAGATTTCCAAACAATCAAAACAAATCTTAAGACATATCTTAAGAACAACTCAGCATTCAAAGATGTAGACTTTGAAGGGTCTAACATTAACACGTTGATTGACTTGTTGTCATACAACACCTATTTGAATTCATTCTACACTAACATGGTTGCTAGTGAGATGTTCATCGACACCGCTCAACTTAGAGACAGTGTTATATCACATGCTAAGTCTTTGAATTACACACCGAGATCTTTTGTGTCAGCAAGCGCGGAGATTGCGTTATCAATTACACCAACAATAAGCACCAATAACGTAGTTATTCCAAAGGGAACAACCTTTACATCAAGGGTTGGATCCAATACCTTTACGTTCTCCACATCAGAGACGGAAGTAATTAGTTTATCTAGCAATGGAGTATTTTCATCCAACGTAATGTTATACGAAGGAGCATACATTGCAGACAGCTTCACAGTTAATAGTAGCAACACTTCACAAAGATTTGTTTTATCAAATCCAACAATAGATGTGAGCAGCATTTCTGTTACCGTAGTGGAAGATGGCGGATCAACGTCTCTTGCTTACACTAAAACGGAAACACTGCTTGGCATTGGATCAACTACAAGAGCTTATTTTGTCGAAGCAGCAGAAAACCAACAATATGAAGTTAGATTTAGTGATAATGTTTTTGTGTAAGCAAGAGTAGTGGATCCACCATCTTCAATTACGGTTACAGAAACACTGCCAGTATCAATAGTTGGATTGGACAGAACAAATCTTTGCGATGTATTGCTGTAATTCATCGTAAAACTATCAGCAATGTATGTTCCCTCATACAACATGATGTTAGCCGTGAATACACCGTTATTGGACGTGTTAATCACTTCATTTGAGGATGTTGAGAACGTGTATGTGTTTGAGCCAACTCTAGAAGTAAAAGTTGTTCCTTTTGGAATAACAATATTAGTCGTTGGGGATGAAGGGGTAACTGTTAGACCAATCTCTGCACTTGCAGAAACAAAAGATCTTGGTGTGTAGTTTAAAGACTTAGCATGAGATATAACACTATCTCGCAACTGTGCAGTGTCGATAAACATCTCACTAGCAACCATGTTAGTGTAGAAGGAATTCAAATATGTGTTGTATGACAGCAAGTCAACCAACGTGTTAATGTTAGACCCTTCAAAGTCTACATCTTTGAAGGCCGAGTTGCGGTGACAGGCAACTTCACCGCGTTCTTCGAGAACGGCACTTTCCGCGATGCCTTCTTGCAAGAAACCGAACTGGCCTTGTTCTCTGTGCTCACGGCCAGCAACGCCAATAACGCCGAGTTCATCGCCTTCGCCATCCCTCGCGCCAAGCTGGGTAGCTCCAGCAAAGACGACGGTGAGAAGGGCATTGTGCAAACGCACGACTTCCAGGCCCTGTTTAACAGCGCTGGTGGCACTGGTGTGAGCACCGAGAAAACCACTCTCTGGGTTCAAGATTCACTTGCACCGTAAACAACAAAAACCAATTCAGTCGGCGCAGACCGGCAATTAGACAGGCCCTCCAATACGGAGGGCCTTTTTACTTCTGAAAGGCAAATATGAACCAAGTACCAGTTCTGAACTTCCATGAATTTATTGTTGCTGATGGTGGGCAAGCCCTAACGACTTCAAGGCGCGTAGCGGCGGCTTTTGGAAAGAGGCACAGCGATGTATTGCGGGCAATCCGCGATCTTGTCGAAAAGTTGCCTGACGACCGCAAGCGCAATTTTGCGCAGACGGTTGAAATGCGTGAGAACCCCAGCGGTGGAGCGCTTATCAGTTCGCCTGTTTTTAGTCTGACACGCACCGGATTTACGTTGCTCGCAATGAAGTTCACAGGCAAAAAAGCCTTGATGTTCCAGCTTG